ATCAAAACCTCTTATCTGTCCGCACTTTTATGGAACAAAACAGGTAACAGTAAGTGGTAATACGATAACACAATTATTACCTATGAGGATTAAACCTCGTATATTACATTATTGTGGTAGACAAGAAATATCAGGTGAGTGGTATTTTTATGATGACGTTACTAACACAACTGACGTTTATACTAACTACCCGTTTTTGCACCATCAGGAATTGTTACCCTCAACACCTGCACGACAAGCAGTGGACTTAAACTTCGGTAACAACAACTCACCGCAAGACGCAGTGTCACCATCATACACAGATTTAACAGCGTATAATGTTTATTATAGAGATTATATAGAAGGTTTATTAGATAGTGACGCAAGAATGGTTAGTGCTAATTTTAATTTAAATATAATAGACATTATCAACTTAAAATATAGCGATTTAATATTTGTTAAAGACGCGTATTATAGAATTAACAAGATTAGTAATTTTAACTTAATTGATAACGTTACAACAAAGGTAGAGTTAGTTAAGTTGCTGACTATTGGTACAGTACCAACTGCAACTCCTACGCCTACTCCAACTGCAACGCCAACTCCTACGCCTACGACTACAATAACTATTACTCCGACTGTTACACCTACACCAGTTCCAGTACCTTGCGTTTGTGTGGAGATTGTAGTAACAGGTGCAACACCAGGACCAGAACCAATATACGCAAGTATTGATTATACTGATTGTACTTTTACAACAGAGGTTGAAGCGTTTGCAACAAATGGTACAAGATATAGATGTATAAATTATACTGGTGGTGTTATACAGGTTAATAGTTATAATGGATTGACGTATGGTATAGCAGCAGGATTTAGTTGTAGTGCAGGAACGTGTCCTACCGATATTGTAGTTACGCCTACTCCAACTCCAACTCCTACAGCAGGACCAATAACTCCTACGCCTACTCCAACCGTAACCCCAACTCCTACGCCTACTATTATTCCAGCAGATTGTATGACAATCGGTACAGGATTTAATAATACTGTTTTTGATATAGAAATACAAGCAGACAATAAAATATTAGTTGGTGGTCTTTTTACAGAATATAGTGGAGTTACAGTTGATAAATTAGTAAGATTAAATATAGATGGTTCAATAGACACAGGATTTACATATAACGATGGGACAATATATTCAAATCTTACAAGTGAAATATTAATTCAACCAGACCAAAAAATATTAAGAAGAGATTGGAATAATTTAAGAAGATTAAATACTGACGGTAGCTATGATAGTGGATTTAATAGAGTATATTGGGACACGTTAGGTACAGAAGCAATACACGAAGAAGTATTAGGTCTGCAATCAGATGGTAAGATTATTGTGGGTGGTAAGTTCAATTCATTTACATCTTCTGGTACAACTATTGTAACCTCAACAAAAAAATATATTCAACGTTTAAATACGGATGGAACATTAGACACTACATTTAACAGTGGCGGAACAGGATTTACTGCTGCAACAGGTATAACATCTTACGCGGGAGTACAAGATGTATTAGTATTACCTGATGATAAAATATTATTATCTGGTAAGTTCAGTCAATACAACGGAACAATATGTGATAACTTAATTAAGTTAAACGCAGATGGTAGTATTGATGGAACATTTACAATTGATCCTACACCAAATAACACGTGGGGTATTTTTGATTTAGAAGTTCAATCTGATGGTAAAATATTATGTGGTATAATATCAGGAACTGGTTCTTCACAAGCTATTTATTTAGGTTTTAGTGTATTTGGTTTATTTAGATTAAATAGTAATGGTACGTTTGACACATCGTTCCCTTATAATGTGTTTAGTGGAAATACATACGATATTAAAGTATTAGCTGATGATAGTATGTATATTGGTGGTGGAAATAATTATAGTGGTGTTACCGTAAGTGGAGTATTTAAACTTACAGCAAATGGTATATTAGACACATCATTTAATACAGGAACAGGATTTAATGGTACGGTATATGATATTGAAGTAGATAGTATAAATAGATTATTAGTTGGTGGTCCTTTTACAACATATAATGGTGTTACTAATAATAGACTTGTAAGATTATTTTCAGATGGTACAACAAATATGTGTGTTGTAGCAACGCCAACTCCTACGCCAACTTCTACGCCAGGTGGTCCAACAAACACTCCTACGCCAACTCCAACAAACAGTGCTACGCCTACGCCTACACCAACTGCTGCTCCACCAACAGCAACTCCTACAAGTACGGCTACGCCAACGCCTACGCCAACAGCAACGAGTGAACCACCAACGCCTACGCCTACGCCAACAGCAACACCTTTTTATACATATTATATTGGTGCAAGTAATTCAAATAGAGTAGACGCTTGTAGTAATTTTGACATAGATCCGCAAAGTGAAGTTTACGCAGACACAAACTCACCAGGTAGTGTAACAAGATTTTATACGGACACATCATTAATAACACCTTTTATTGGTTCAGGAAACTTCTACGCGTGGAGATTAGGATTTTCAGGTTCAGCGTCACACGGGGGACAAGTAAGTTCAGGTGGATTTGTAACTAACGTAGCAGCGTGTTAAAAAATAAAAATAGATATATAATATAAAATAGATAATATGGCGTTTAAAGAGTTTAAAGTTAAGGTTACCGTAGACACAAAAGAAGGTAACGAACAGATGGAAAAATCCATCAATACCTTATCTGGTTTTGAAGAACAAATTGGAAAGTTAAGAACCAAATTAGCAGGAGCACAAATAGGTTCAAAAGAGTTTAAGGAACTTACAAATGAGTTAGGTAGAACTGAAAAGGCTTTTGCAAGAGCACAGAACGAAGGTAAAGGTTGGTTAGACACAATATCCAACGCACCAGGATTAGTGGGTACGTTAGGTAAATCACTACAAGGTGTTGGTACAGCTTTTGGTAATATAGGTATGGCTATTAAGACTTCACTGATAGGTCTTATTGCTGGTATTGTAATACAGATTGTTGATAAGATGAAGCAGTTTGACGGAGTGATGGACCCAATCAATAAAGTGTTGGGTATATTCTCCGGTGTAATGAGTAAGTTAGCAAATACAATATTACCTGCGGTTACGTTTGTTGTTGAAGGTGTTGCAAACGCTATTAGTGGTTTAGCAAACTTTTTTACAGCAGGAACAGAAGCTGGTAAAGGATATGGTGACATATTAAGTGAGATGGCTGATAGAACAAATGATTTAGATGACGCCACAGCAGAATATGAATATCAACAATCGTTATCCAACGCTAAATTGGCTGAAGCAAGAGAAATTGCAGCAGACAGTACAAAAAGTATTAAGGAGAGAAAAGAGGCGGTATTAGCAGCAGCAAAGATTGAAGAAGCCACAGCAAAAGAGGGTAAAAGGATTGCGTTAGAAAAAGCAAGATTATTAGCGCAGCAAATGGCGGTGGATATGAACTTAACCACACAAGAGATTGACAATTTAGCTAAAGCTGACGCAGCAAGATTAAAAAGTTTTATCACTCAACAATTACAGAACGCAGCTTTGAATGGTGAGAAAAAAGACGCACTATTAAAACAGTTAGCACAAATTAATGAGATAGACGCAGCTTCATCAAAGATAGGTAAGAAGACAGCAGCCACACTAACTGGATTAGATAATGAGGTAGCAGCTTCAGCAAAAGCAGCAGCACAAAAAGTGTTAGAAGCACAGAAGAATAGACTTAACGCACAGATAGAATTGGAAAAGAATAAAGCCAAAACTGACGAGAAGTTATTGATGGATTTATTAATTAAAAAAGATGAGTTAGAAAATAAAGGTACAAAGAAGAGTAAAGAAGAATTAGAACTGCAACAACAGAATAGAGAGAAAGCTGTAAAGGACGCAATTAAAACTGACACAGACGCAGCACAAGCGATAATAGACGCAGAGAAGACAAAGAATCAAAAGATTAAAGATGAAGCGAAGAAGTTAGAAGACGATAAGTTAAAGATCTTATTGGACGGTCAAAAGAATAGATTAGCAGAACAGAACGTAGAGTTAGATAGAATTAGAATATTATATGGTGAAGATAGTGAAGCGTTTAAGAAAGCACAGTTAGATATACAAGCAACCAGAGCCAAATCACTTGAAGAAGAGAAGTTGGCGATATTATCTAAAACTGAAATGAGTGACGCTGACGCACAGAGATTAAGGGATATTAGTATTGAAGCAGCTAACTTATCTAATCAGGTATTAGCAAACAACCAAAAGGAAATTGCAAGTGCAAAAGCAAAAGTAAAAGCACAGGAAGATTTAGATAAAGCACAGCTTGAATATAGAATGACACAAGCAGAAGGTGACTTTGAACTTCAACGTAGTATAATAGCAGAAAAAGAAGCACTTGAAAAAGAGGCGTATGACAAAGCAATTGCAGCAGCAGGTGAAGACGCACTTAAAAAAGAACAGATTGAGTTTGATTATACCAAAACAAAAGACGCAAACGCAAAAGCAAGGATGACAATTGCTGATAAAGAATATCAACAACAAATCCAACAAGCACAGGGTGTAGCAAATATGTTAGGTGCGTTGAGTGATTTAGTTGGTAAGGACACTATTGCTGGTAAAGCGTTAGGTATATCACAAGCGTTAATTAATACGTATGTGGGTGCGTCAGAAGCAATCAAACAAAAATCAACACTACCATCACCTTTTGACGTTATTACAAAAGTTGTTAACGTAGCTACAATTATTGCTACCGGTCTTAAAACAGTAAGAGAAATTACAGCAGTACAAATACCTACCAACGAAGTACCGGAAGTAAGGATTAGGAAACAAATGGGTGGTATATTACAAGGACCACTACACTCTATGGGTGGAATTAAAACTCCGTTTGGTGAGTTGGAGGGTGGTGAATATGTGGTAAATCGTGCAAGTACGATGATGTTCCGTCCGCAGTTAGAAACTATTAACGCGATGGGTGGTGGAGCAAAAGACTTGAATGTTGAAGGATTTGGTGGTACAATTAACAATAACAATAATAGTGAACCACCTATAATAAAGACGTATGTTGTTGCAAGTGAAATGTCTTCTCAAATAGAGATGGATAGAATAATACAACAGAGGTCTAAAATGTAAACAAAATAATATATACTGTTATGAAAGTAGTTGAATTATTTATTGACGACGAAGAAGAATTAGCGGGAGGGGACGCGATTGCTATGGTACAACGTCCAGCACACGAGTCGGATTTTGTCGCTTTCAATCAAGAAAAAAAATTAGAAGAAGAAGCAAAAGAGATTATCTTAACTGATGAAGAACAGGAAAAGGTATTACAGCAGTTCAATAGTATGGGTGAAGACCACCAGTCATTTATGATGAAGGGTTACTATATCAAGTCAGTTGAACCAGTAGAAATATCACCTAACTTTATTAAGGAGAAGTTCGCTTCAACAAATATTAACGCAAGACCTATTAAGGACGTATTAGACGACAAATCTGTTATGGACTTTGAAGACCCTACTGGTAAGTATAAGGTTAGATTTAGGTACGCAGTAAGACCAGGACGTCCAGCTATTATCAATACAACACGTCAGTTTTGTAAGGATATGATTAACGCTAATAAGACGTATAGATTAGAAGATATTAATAAAGTAGTTAACGGTTTCCAGCAGTACGGTCAATCAAGTTGGGGTAGTGCTTTTTTCCGTTTCGGTGGACCTAATTGTAACCACGTGTGGGTGAAGATAGTTTACCAACAAATGTTTGATAAGAAAGGTGCACCAACAGGTAAGTACAAAACAGTTAGCGAACAGGATAGAGGAGACGCAGCAAATATTGCTGGATCAAACCTAAACGAAGCGACAGCAAACAACCCATCACCACAAACAGTAAGAAGAGCGGGACAGGGTATGTTTAGTGCAGAAGAAATACAGAAGTTTAACGAAGAATTAAAGAAACAATATTTAATGGCTGGACCAGTTCTTATTCCAGACAAGTTGATATATAGAGTAGACCCAAATACAAGAGAGGAGTACTATGTATATTTTTCTAAAGAAAGTGTAAAGAAAATAGCGTTCAAGTATATGAGAGACAAGAACACTACTAACACTAACATAGAACATAACCCAAATCAAGCAATAGATAATGTGTCTCTTGTTGAAAGTTGGATTGTAGATGACCCAGAGAACGATAAATCAAATCAGTACGGTTTCAAATGTGAACCAGGTACGTGGTTCGGGGTAGTAGATTGTAGTAAGAACCAACAGTTTTATAACGAATATGTAGAGAAAGGAAAGGTATTAGGTTTTTCTCTTGAAGGATATTTTGAAAGTAAATTAGTTAAGTTTTACGAAAATGAAAAAAAGCACTCCAATATTAACGTAGAAACATATATATTATCAGAGATTGAGAATATTTTAAATAAATAAATAATATGACCCCTACACAAAAATTACAACAAATTAAGAATTGGATATTCAGTTGGAGTAGTCAACACTCTTTTAAGAGAATGACTGACGATAAAGGTAACCAATTTGAAGTAGACGGTGAATTAGAACTCGGTAAAGAACTATATTCCGTTACAACAGAAGGTTTGATAGTCCCAACAGATGATGGTGAATATGAAATTGATGGTAAAGTATTAAATATAATTGATGGTATAATTAAATCAGTTATATCTGGTAATAGAGTGATTACTGAAAATCAAATAAACAAAGAAGAAAATAAAAAAGAAACTATGGCAGAAAATGTAAAGATGGTTAGTGACGCTCTTGTTGACGGTACTGAAATATCTATATCTGGTGACAGTATTGTTGCTGGTGCAGACGTTCGTATTATCAAAGACGGTCAAGAACTTTTACCTCCAGCAGGAGAGCACAAGTTAAAGTCAGGTTCAATTATTATTGTAGACGAGAATGGTAAAATCACAGAAGTAAAATCTGAAGAACCAAAAGTTGAAGTAGAAATTGAAGCTGCAGAAGAAGTTAAACCAAAAGAAGATGTAAAAGACACAGGTGTAAAATCTGTGGAAGAAATGGTTAAACAAGTAATGGAAGCCGTTATGGAAATGAAGCAAAAGATGGCTGATATGGAAAAAGACAAAGAAAAAATGAAGGAAGAGTTTGCAGCGTTCAAAAAAGAACCAGCAGCTGAACCATTAAAAAGAAACTCAAAATCAGCTGAATATCAGTTTGGTTCAGGGGATAGTCCACGCGTTCAAATGTTAGAGGCGTTAAGAGGACACTTAAAAAATAAATAAAAACAAAAATAAAAAAGAAAAAAAAATGAGTAATTTAAAAAAATACGATTTTACTTTTAACTTGTCTGGTCTTCAAGACTACACAGAACAAAAGACAAACACTTTAATTAGTGAGACAGTTTTAACTGGCGACTTCGCACAGCACGTAACTGTGGTACCAAACGTAAAAGGTACACAAGAGTTGAACGTTTTAAGTTCAACATTATTCCAATTAGACGGTGGTTGTGGTTGGGATCCAGCTAACAGCGGACAAACAACTTCATACACACAGAAGTCTATAACTTCGGTTAAAAAACAGTACCAGGAGAGTTTGTGTATTGATGACCTTGAGGGCTATTGGTACCAAACTTTGTTGAAGCCGGGTCAATACTATGATAGCCCTAACGATATTCCTTTCGCGGAATATTTGGTTAACTACAAAGTTTCTCAAGTTAAAGAAGCAGTAGAATTAATGTTATTCTCTGCAACTTCTGGTGCAACTGGTTTTGATGGTTTCAAAGTATTAACAGGTACTGGTTACACTGGTGATAACGTTACTTACGTAGCAGCAGCTTCTGGTGTTACATCTGCAAATATTGGTGACAGTATTGACTTGATGTTAGCACAAGGTGAAGACTATTTATTAGCAGCAAAAGATGGTGCTATTTTTATGTCTTGGGCTAACTTCAACAAGTACACGCAGTGGTTAAGAAATAAGAACTACTTCTACTTCGCTCCTGGCGACGGTCAAGCAGTGATTTTGCACCCGGGCAGCACGTTCCAGGTGATTCCAGTACACGGGTTGACTGGTTCAAATCGTATATTCATTTCTAAAAAATCAAACTTCTTCATCGGTACAGATTTAGTTTCTGATTACTCACAATTCAAAATGTGGTACTCTATGGATAATCAAGAAGTACGTATGAAGAGCCAATTTAGAATTGGAGCACAAACAGGTGTAGACCAAATCGTTTCTAACGGTTTAGCTTAATCTTAATAAAAAAACAAAAGGGGTGAAAGTCCCCTTTATAAAAATATAAAAAAAATAAAATTATACTAATATGAGTTGTGCAATATCAAGTGCTTATGGGTTGGGCTGCAAGGGCGGTGTGGGCGGTATACAAACGCTTTACATCTTTTCTTCACCAATTACAGGAGTTACTTATTCAGGTTCAGGAACCGACAATCAAGTTATTACAGCAATATCAGGTGCTACCAGTAGCAAATGTGTAGAGTTCCAATTATACAGAGGTGGAAGTAACTTTACTGAAAATATGGCTGCTGACGCAGCTACGGGAACCGTAGTTTATACTCAAACAATCACAGCGTTGTTTAGAGACTACACCCCACAATTAAGAAACCAATTTTCACTTTTAGCGAAGAGTGGTTCTATTCAAGCGATAGTTAAAACCAACAGAGATGAATATATTTTATGTGGTTTAGAGTTCGGTGGTGGTGACGCTACTGCAATCAATTTAGCTTCTGGTACAGCGTACACCGATCGTTCGGGTTATGATGTTACTTTAACGTTTTTACAATCTTCTCCAGGTAATTTTGTGGAAGTTGCTGCTCCTTATAACACTGCAGCACTTGACGCAGTATTATTCGGATTTGATGTATTAGCTGCTGCTTAATAAAATAAAAAAACACAATAAGGGGTGGAGCTATAGTTCCGCCCTTTTTTTTAAATAGATATGTTACACTTAAAACAAAACCAATTAAACTCTTGTGATGTTACGGTTAGTAATGAAAGTGAATTAAACAATCCAAACTACCTATGGGTCTTAACTAATTTGGAGACAAAGGAGAAGAAATACTTTATACCTTTCAACGCAACAGTTCCACACGCAGGTAGGTTTGACACATTTACATTTACAACTTACCCATTACAACCAGAAGTATTTACAGGTTCAACTTGTAATATACATTTACAGCAAGGACAATATTCCTATACAATATACGACCAGGTTAGTGCTATTAACTTAAATCCTCTACTTTCAAATAGTATAGTGGAGACAGGTTTAGGTAACGTTCCACAAGATGAGATATGTTACAGTGAATATATTGATAACAACCCTTTTAGCGAGGCAGTAGTTTATAACGACCCAACTTGTTTTATAACCTACATAAGTCCTAACGACAACGCACAAATGGTGGTGTATTACAATCCTGGTATATGTAAGGAAGCACTTAAATGGAATGAAGCGATTGTCTTTTGGGAGAACGCCACATTTAATTGGGATAATCCTTTTCCAGTTGTAACTTAAAAACAAAAATAGATATATAATAATATGAGTACATTATTCGGACAAAACATATCGCAAACATATCCTGGTTTAATAAAATTAGCTGACAGCACTACTGGTGTAACATCTACGACTCAATCGTTTCAAGATGGTCTGGGTAACAATATACCAATACAAGTTTCAAATACCCAGGTTAACATATCAGGTTCATTTTTTATAAATAACGTTCCAATCACAAACGGAACAAATGGTACGTCAGGGACCAGCGGGAGTTCAGGTTCAAACGGTAGCAGCGGCACGAGTGGTAGTAATGGGTCGTCAGGGACGTCAGGATCGAATGGAAGTAACGGGTCAAGTGGTACGTCAGGTGGAACAGGAAGTAGCGGTACAAGTGGCTCAAATGGCTCGTCAGGTACATCAGGTGTTGCAGGTTCATCAGGAACAAGTGGCACCAGTGGTGCGGATGGTTCAAACGGTACGTCAGGTACAAGTGGGTCATCAGGTGTGTCACCATCAGTAGTAGGATTTATTACAACAGGTTCAATTGGTGCAGCACAATCAATTACTGGTTCATTAAGTGTTGATAATTTTATAGAAACGTCAACTATTGTTAATCTTACAAATAGTTCTTTTCTTAATCTTTTGAGTGTAAGTGATGTTAATATACAATCAACTGGTACAGGAAGTATTGTCTTAAATGACACAACAAAAATTAACGCAAATACAATTATAACAGGTTCAGTAGATATTACAGGACAATACCTTATTAATGGCGTTCCATTAGCAACAGGTTCAGCAGGGGATAGAAATGGATTAATTACAACAGGTAGTGCAGCAGCAATACAAAATATAACAGGTAGTTTAATTCTCGGTAATACAGTTATATCAGGTTCATTTATTGGTAACGCAGACAATCAAGGTATAATTAAAATTAAAACTCAAGCGTACCAAAGTGGTTCTATTCAATTTGAAAATAACATTTCATCGTCACAACCAACAGCTCAATCAAATATTATATTTGGTTCACCATTAGCAGCAAATATAAACTTTACAGGTTCATTAATTATTAGTGGTTCAAACAACATAATATTAAATGGTTCAAGAGCAAGTACGATAGGTGGTGCTGGTAACACAGCAGGTACAATAGGTTTTATAGGAGGTAACCAAAATATTATAACTCAAATACCTTTAATTGGTACATCATCTTTTTTAAATCAAGGTAATTTTGTTAACAATTTTAATAATTTAAATGGAACATTAATTATTGACACACCAGTTTCAGGTGCTTTTCCAATAGCTACTGTTAATCAAGTACAAAACAACTATGTTGGTGCACAACAATTATTTAGACACAAAAGTGGTTCATTAATTTTTTCTAATAATATTACGCAAGGTAATTTTAATTCTTTTGCAACATCATCGGCTTTATTCCCATCAGGTGGAGTTTTAGGACCAAATATAAATGGTAATATACACGCAGCTGGTACTACCAATTTAATACACGCAAGTAGTTCAATTAGCTATACAAATAATTTAAGTAATACATTTACGTTAAATGTTAGAAACGAGGGACTGGCACCAGCAGCAGTAAATGGTTCAGGTTCAGTTGGAGTAACAGGTAATATATTCGGTGGTGGTGGACATACAATATTACTTTCAGGAAGTTACGTACAAGGTAACCGTTCAGTAGTTAACAATATATCAGTTGGTACGGCAAATGAATTGAATATTATTAATAGTGGTTCAGCTGCACATATTGCAAACACTGCAATATTAGGTAGCGGTTTAATTGTAAGTGGCAATTTAGCAGGTACTGGTGCGGGTGGTTCAACTTTTGTTGGTAGATATAACGCAATAGGTTCAAATCAAGAAACACTAAATGAAGCGGTATTTGTTGTTGGTAATGGACCTTCAGCAGGTAGTAGAAGAAACGCAATACACGTTGATGGTAGTGGTAACACAAGATTAACAGGTTCAGTTTCAATATCAGGTTCATTAACATTAAATGGTGTAGCAGTTGGTGGTGCAGATAGAAATGGTTTAATTACAACAGGTTCTTTTGGGGGACTACAAGTAATGAGTAGTTCTCTATTAGTTGCTAATACATCAATAGCAGGACATCCTTATCTAATACAAGCACAAGCGTTTAATTTCGGTCAAAACGCTTTATCTGTTACAGGTGTTACAAACATAACAGGTTCATTAGTTGTTAATGGTAATACAATAACTTCAGGAGATAGAAACGGTTTAATAACGACAGGTTCAAATACACCTGGATCACCAATACAAACACAAACTATTCAAGGTGATTTAGTAATTACAGGTTCATTAATTAATAGAGGTAGAGGTGATGGAATTAATAACCTTGCTTTTGGTGAAGACGCTTTATTTTCTAATATCAATTCACCATCAGGTTCAGGATATAATAACACAGCGTTAGGATATAACGCGATGTATAATAATACCACAGGTCAAACAAATACCGCTATTGGTGCTAACGCGATGTTAGAGAATGTTAGTGGTTCAGGTAACGTAGCAATTGGTGACAACGCTTTAAGAAATAATAAATCAAATCAGAACCTTGCAATTGGTTCAACAACATTATTTAATAACACAACAGGTCAAGGTAACACTGCAATCGGTAATGGTGCGATGGCGAATAATGTTAGTGGTTCAAACAATATGGCTGTTGGTAGAGGTGCTTTACAAAACGTACAAGGAAATAATAATACAGGTATTGGTGGTGAAGTGTTAAATAATTTAACAATAGGTACACAAAATACTGCAATTGGTTATCAAGCGATGGCTAATACGATTACAGGTTCAAATAATATTGCAATCGGTAATGAAGCAGCACAAATGGTACAAGGTAATAATAACGTTGGTATAGGTTTCCAGTCTAATAAAAATGTAACAGGAGAGAACAACGTTGCTATTGGTACAGAAACATTACCAAACGGAGGTTCAAGAAATATTGCAATAGGTCATCAAGCTGGACGTTTTGAGACTGGTAGTGATAGGTTACACATAACTAATCAATCGTATGGTTCAATTGATGGTAATAGAAGTGGTTCGTTGATATATGGTGTAATGAGTAATGTTGTAACAGGACAAACAATTCAATTTAACGCAGGACAAGTAAGGTTACCATTAATATCTCAATCAACAGGTTCATACTTCGTAACGATGGACGCAACAGGTTCATTAAGTTACGCTACACCACAACAAGCAATCCTTTCTGCTTTTGCAGCAGGTGCGTTCTATTCAACAGGTTCAGTTACAACTACCGCAAACGTAAGTGGTTCATTTATATATGATAGCACAGTTGATAGTCAAGGTATTACTTATAGTGGTTCACAAATAACGGTAAGTAGAACAGGTTTATATAACATACAATTCAGTACACAAATTGATAATGGTTCAGGTGCTGCGGATGTAGCAATATGGTTAAAGAAGAATAATACAAATGTAGCAGACACAGCAACAATATTAACCGTTCCATCAAATCATAAAGATGTATTGGCGTTAAACTTATGGGACAACGCAACAGCAGGTGATTATTATGAATTGACTTATCAATCAGATAGTAGTAATACATCATTTTCAACAATAGCACCGTCAGGAAATATACCTCGTTCACCAGGAATAATAGTAACTATAAATCAAATTAGATAATATGGAAGAAATAATAACCCCAACGCCGGAACCAACGCCAACGGCTACACCCACAATAACTTGTACTCCAACTCCATACCCTGATTATTTAAAGCAATAATACCACCAATTGTTGAGTATAATGAAGAAAAAGAATATATTTATATAATATGAGTAAAAGTAAAATAACATTAGAGGCGTTCCAATTTGACGGTGCAGCAAGATTACCGCAGTATGTAGAAATATTGCGTAACGAACCGTACGTTAAATATGGAGAGACAAATAACTTATACAGCACATTTCAATTGTATTATCAAAACGTTCCGGTACATAGGGCGTGTCTACAATCAAAGATTA